TACGTGGAAGTATTCTAAATCGTCAAAGATAGCTGAAACTTCAGAAGAAACAACAATCCAGTTAGCCCCACCTCTTAATGTTGATTTGTGAATTTGTGCTGATAATTGGTTAATCGCAGTAATCAACGTTTGGTTCCAATCTTTTTGAGTATAAGATGTAGTTAAACCGTTAATTCTTCTCCATCCGTTGTAATCCCAACGTAGGTTCCAAGCCGCCCCTTTACGTAAGTCACGTAAAATTTCACGGTCGATTTCAGCCGCAACTTGTTCTGACAATAAAGCTGTTAATTCAGCTTCAGCATCAATGTTATGGAAAGCAGCAACGTCTTGAGCTAATTCAGGAGACCATTGTGCTCTTAATTTTCTTTCAGTTACAGAAACAGTTACTGATTCTAAATCGAAAGAAACCTCACCAATTTTGTCTTCGAATTCTAATTCTTTATATCTTTTGTAAATTGCCACGAAAGAGTTTTCAGTTCCTGCTGATGTAATTGTTGTACCTGTATAACCATCTAAAGTGTCAGCACCACATCCAACACAAGCCGGACAAGATAAATCAACTTCTAAATAGATGAAACCTTCAGCATCACAAATATCTTGGAACGAACCACCACCTGTGTTTGATTGAGCGGCACCAAATGTAGTGTTTCTTCTTTCACCGTATTGAACGATTCCTTTACCGTATTGTTGAGTCACAACTCTAAACAATAATGGTGTGTTAGACGCTACTTCACAAGCTGAAGTTGCGGTAATTGATAAACCAGCACCTTTAGTTACAACTAAATCAGATAAGAAAGTTTCAGTATCCATTTCTTGTCCATCAGGACCGATTAATTTACCAGCACCAACGTTAGAGAAACCTGAAACTTTGATGATAACTTTTCTTACAGTTTCACCATCTAATTCTGTTGTTTCATCAACTAAATTAGAACCATTCCAAACTTGAACTCTTGTTGACGCAGTTACTGCTGTGAATTGTCCTTTAGAATAGTCGAATAAACCTGCTGGATTTAATCCTGGTTCAGAACCTTCGTAGAATAAGTCATACAAGTTTTGGTTAGCATAAGTACTACCAGCACCATAACCATCACCAACGTTAGCACCGTTAGGAGCACCTACAGGAGCGAAATGTTCGTTGTTTGTGTTATATCCTTGGATTTTAGGTACGAAGTAGAACAATTTACCGATTGGTAAGTTCATTGCTTGTACTGATACGATGTCGTTCGCTAATAATTTAGAGAACACACGTCTTACGATTGGGAAAACTACAGTTTCAAACGCTCCGTTTGAACCTTCTGCAGTAGCCTCATTAATTAAGAAAGACGCTTGGTTTTCATATAATTGAGCTACGTTTTCTTTTAAGTGTCCTTTTAAATCGTCTAGGAAACCTAATTTATCCCATTTATTAATAGTGTCTTCTTTGATAACTTTTAAATGTTTTAATCCGATGTTACCAACAAGACCTGATTCTAATAATGCACCCATTGTTTTTTTTTTATTTGTTTTTAGTTTATTTTTTATTTAAGTTTACTCATCAAATCTCTCATTCGTAAGAATTGTGGATTTTCATAAGTTTTTGATTCAATTAAGTTAATTGCTGACCCTGTAGAAGGTGAATTGTCAAAATTTCTCTCAATTGATTCGTTAATTGGTTTTGAAGAATTATCTTTATTTAATTCTTGTTTTATTGTTTGATATAAGTTTTTAGATTCTTTAATAGTTTCAACAGAATCAAAACGTTGTAATATGTTGATTTTTTCTTGTTTAGTTGTTGTATGTTCAGTAAACAAACGAGTAGCATATGCTAAGTTTGAGTTAAACACCGCAACTTCATTCAACTTATCTCTAAATACGTTTAATGCGTTTCTGTATTCGTTATTCTTTTCTCTCAATAAATTTAACTCACCATCAACAGATTCTTTTCTTAGATGTCTTGGAGCTGCTTTAGGTTTGTCTAAACTATTTTTACCAAATCTTTTTCCAGCACCTAATGTTCTTGACGCTTCATTAGCCTCAACTTTTTTCTTAGGATTTATTTTAAACTCACCATCTAAATTTTCACCATCTTTGTAAGTAAATTTAGCTTTTCCTGTACCCATAGTTTTGTTAGGTGATTTCTTAACAGTTTTAAACCCACCTTCTTGGTTAGGTTTTGAAGAATACTTAAATTTGTTAGGTGAACCAAGACCTTTACCTTTAGCTTTGAATGATTTAGATTCATATAAGTCATCCATTTCGTCAACCATATATTCATCTTCCTCTAATTCATCCATAGGTACGTCAGTATCATCTAATTCAAGTTCATACATTAAACTATCGTCTTCATCTATTTCTTCATTTTCCCATTGGTCAGCAGATGATTGTTCGAAAACATCATTAAATACTTTGTCAACCTCAGATTCTAAATCATCATCTTCTTCAGCTAAACCATCGTAATCATCAGTTTCGAAAATATCGTCAGGACTTAATTCATCCTCATCAAATTCTTCTTCGTCTAAATCTTCCCATTCGAACATTTCTTCATTTTCGAATTCTTCTTCCGATTCTTGTACAATCATATACTCTTTACTTGTTTTTGTATCTTTTAAGTTAATGTTACCGTCAGTATTTTTAGTTACAATAACTTCATCTTCAGGACCCATCAATTGGAATACTTTTAGAACCTCTTCGTCAGTAACATCGTCACCTGTCAAATCAATTGGTTCTTCGTCGTCCATTTCTTCGTCGTCCATAGAAAATTCGTCATCACCCATACTTAGGTCTTCATCACCTTCAAGATTATCAACGTCTGCGTCCAATTCCATTTCAGAATCTTCCACATCAGCATCCATTTCAACCTCATCTTCTTCTTGTTCGAATAGAGATTCTTTTACTAAGTCTTTGATTTCTTGCTTCATTGTAGATGCAAGTATTCCCTTTGCGTTTTGTGCAACGGCTTCTTCCAAATTCTTCATTTGGATAAAAGTCTCTTCAACTAATGTTTTTTCTTTTGCCATTTAAAAAAATGTTTCATTTATTTCTAAATAAATATTAAGAAATTTAAAAAAAACTAATTTTTAAGATTGACAATGTAAAATAAATTAACTATTAATGAATTTTTAGTGAAAAAAAAAGGGAAGACTAATGTCTCCCCCTTTTAAAATGGTATTATTTTTAAGTTAAATTATTCGATAACTTCATCTATTTTACTCTCAACTATCCCTGTGATTCTCCAATCCATAGTATAGTTTTCGTAAAGTTTAGTGACTTTGGCTTCAACGTCAGTTGGTGTATAACCAAGAACTAATTTTTCTTCTCTCATTTTTTTAACTTTTCCTGATTCAGTGTCTAATAAATCAGAACTAATTTTTGCCACAAAATACTTTTCTCCTTGTTCCATATTAAATTAATTTTTCTATTTACCAAATAATCGTTCAATATTTTCAATAAGTCAAGTGAAAATTATCTCTTACCCAAATATGCGTTTAATTTATTCATAAGGTCAACTTCTTTACTATCTTTAACATTTAATTCTTGTCTTGATTGTTTTTCTTCTTCAATGTTTTCATCAAATTTCATTCTATCATTTGGGTCTAAGAATAAATAAGCTCCAGGTGTTGATGGTGAAGATACTAAGTCAAAACAAATTAACTCAAAATCATCTTGAACTTCATTTTGTTCTCCTACTTTTTTAAGTGAACCAACACCTCTTGACGATATACCTAACGTAACACCTTGTCTTAGGTAGTTTGCCGCCATATCACCTTTAGTTGATACAATACCTCTTTCGTGGAAACCTGGACTTGTAAGTAATCTTAATACACCCATTAATACATTACCTTCCCACCATATCTTAGTGATGATGTGAGATACTCGGTCTAAATCAATTAATGATGATTCGGGGTGATTCAATTCTGATAATGAAACACCCTTATCAATCATTTTTTTATAATTTTCAGATTCTCGTTTTAAAATCTTTTCAGGATACACACGACCATTTCTATTTGGTGTGTCGTATTTTTGTAGAACGGCATAAAATTCAAATGGTTTTGAATGGTCTAAAAAATTAGTAGACTCCATTATGTATTTATTGTGTTCTGTTGTTGGGGAAATATATCCGGCATCTTGTTCGATTAAGATACCTTTACCCAACTCATATGGTTTTAATATTTTTAAATTCATTGTTTCGTTTAACAATAAATATTAAATATTTTCGGTTTTGACAGTTTTATTGATTGGTTTATTTGTTTTAGAAAGATAAAACTTAAAATATTGGTTATTTTTTAAATTATCTTGAAATATTTTAGTTGTGATATTTTTTAAGAAATCTTTAATTTCGGTATCTTTAAACGTTAATGGGATATTATCTTTAAGGAAGAAATTAATTTCTAAATTCATAAATGATTTTTTATTTAGTGATAACCCGCTTGACCTTAAATCTAAGTCAACTATGAATTTATCATCAAAAAATGAATTTTTTACTTTATCGTAAATTGAGTGTTTAATTGACCTACTCAAGTTTAAGACGACTCTCGACCAATTTTCTACGTCTTTTTTTGGTTCTACCCAAGTTTGAATGTTAAGATATATTGATTTTAGATTAACAGAATCAACTGTACCAAATAAAACTTTCGCAGTTTTAAATCCTTGGATTTTGGAGGTTTTCCCTTTTTTCATTATTTTTCATCGTGAAACAGTTTATTTTTAATAAATGTAAGTATATTTACATTAATAGTCAAAAAAACAATAAA